TATTCATAATGAGATTTTTAACGCAATTGCGGACAAGGAAAAACGGTTTAAGCTAGTGCTTGCCCCTCGTGGGTTTGGTAAAACCAGTATAGCTCGTGCGGTAGCGATGGATGCTATCTTGTTTCACAAAAAGAATTTTATAGTTTATATAAGTAACAGCGCGCCGAATGCTATTATGCAAACTGAGACTCTTAAGCATGACCTTCTAAGCAATAAGATTATTCGTAAGCAATTTGGTGATGTGCGGGAAGCTGTTAGTGAGTTAAGCTCAAATGATATGATAGATATTGGTATAGGTGGGGAAGTTAGGGATGATACATTTGCTAAGACAGTTTGGGTGGCCTTCGGAAATACGTTAGTGCTGCCAAGGGGATGTGGGCAGCAAATCCGTGGCCTCAACTGGCATAACAAACGACCTGATTTGGTTATTGCAGATGATATTGAGACAGTTGAAGATCTCATGAACGAGAATACTCGTGCGAAGATTAGGAAGTGGTTTTTTGGCGACGTATGTTTGTGTCTGGATAATCTTAAGCAAGATGGTGAGATTATCTATATTGATACACTTAAGCATGAAGATGCGCTTCCTGTTTATTTGCAAAAGACAGAGAGCTGGCGTTGCGTTCGCTTGGAAGTTTGCGATGAGAGCTATAAATCGAACGCCCCTGAGTTTTACTCTGATCAGGATATACTTGACCTAAAGGAATCGTATAGAAAGGCTGGTGAGCTTGATACTTTCTATAGAGAGTTTAGAAATCTGCCTGTTGCTCCTGAAACGGCAAGCTTCAAGTCTCAGTACTTCCAGTATTATGACCCAAAAGAAAAGGAGCAAGATTTCAAAAAGTTAGACTCGGTTGTGCTACTAGACCCGGCGAGGAGTGTTACTCCTCAAAGTGACTGGTCTGCTGTGGTGGGAGTTGCCATTGATGTAGCTAACCGTGCTTACTATATTCGTGATGTGTTTGGAGGTATGGTTTATCCTGATGACTTGTTTAAGATAGCGTTTGATATGTGTAAGTCCCTCGGAGCGCATGTACTAGGATATGAGGTTACTGGGTTAAACGAATTCATAACTTATCCAATTAAGAATGCGGCCTCTCAGATTGGTATGTACAATGTGGAGTTGCTGGAGCTAAAAGCCAGGGGTCGAAAGAAGGAAGAACGTATAAAAGCTCTTATCCCTTTGTATAGGCAAGGGCTTATATACCACAACCCTACATGTTGTGGCCCCTTAGAAGAACAGTTGCTTACTTTCCCTTATTCAGCTCGAATCGATATTGCAGATGCACTTGCGTATATGGTTGAGCTAGTAGAAGTTGGAGGGCGATATTGTATGGAGCCTACTCCGGTTGATAACAAAGGAAAGAAAGTCCGTGACGATTTAGAGTTGAAAAAGCTAAATGATCCGGAATGGTATGAGGATATAGACTACGAGCCGCCTATCCGAATAAAGGATAAAACTGGGATGCGGTCATTTAGCTCTAGGAGATACAAGTATGTCAAGAGGGCGTAACAAGGCGACTATCACTCCTAGTACAGCAGCAGCTATGATAGCTGGGCAGGAGCGAAAGTATAACTATACTTATCCTTTCGATCTTGACCTGAGACCCGATAGCAAACTGCATAGAGAGATTGGAGATGAGCTGTTAGAGAGAGCTATTGGTAGTCAAAGAGTTATGTCTCAGCGGTACGATTCCTGGAACGCTATAGATAACTTGTGCAGAGCATATGTAACTCCGGAAGATGCTACTCGATATGAACGTGGCAGTCGTGATGAGGAAGATGCAGAAAGAGGGCCTTTTATGATAACCCTTCCTCATATATTTGCTAATAAAGAAGCACTACTCACCTACCTATCCGGGGTATTTCTTAACGAGCAGTATTTTCAATATGAAGGGGTAGGGCCAGAAGATGTGGTAGGGGCTCTGCTTATGCAACATCTTGTACACCAACAGTGCGTAAGAGTAGGGGCTGAAGCAAACTTCCACATTCAATGGGATGATGCCCTCTGTTATGGAATCGGTGTATTGGCTCCTCGATGGGATATTAAGTTTGGGTATAAGAGTGTGGTGAAGCCTAATGGGTATTTCGATCCGCTCGGCACGTTTGTTGACCTTGGAGCGGAGACGGTACGGGAGAAACAGCTGACTTGGGAAGGCGCGGTGTTTGATAATATTGATCCTTACCGTTACTTTCCTGACCCAAAGGTGTCCGCACACGAAGTAGATAAGATGGAATTTTTGGCTTGGGTTACTACGGAAACCTATGAGAGTCTGCTTATGCAGGAGAATCAAGGAGAAGACGAGCTATTTAACGTTAAGTACTTGCGACATATACCCCTTGAATCTAGATTTGCTGGCCAGGAGTCAGAGCGTGGTGAGGGTGCTATTGATGAGCACTTTGGTGGTGATAAAGCAATTAGTAACAAAATATATGTACTTAATTTTTACTGGTGGATTATTCCTTCTGATTATGGGCTGGGCGACTCAGATGAGCCGGAGTTGTGGTCGTTTAAGCTTGCAAATGATAGCATTTTGATAAAGGCTAAGCCACTCGACCTCGACCACAATCTTATTCCAGTCTCAGTAGTAGTTCCTGACCCTCGAGGTTATACGGCTTGCCCTATCAGTAGGTTAGAGATGCTGTATCCTATGCAATGGACTTTGGACTGGTATAACAATACGCATATGCTTGCGATTAGCAAGAGCGTAAACAATAATCTGTTAGTTGATCCCTTTTGGGTTAACATGCCTGACTTGTACTCGGGGTCTAATGTAATTCGTACTCGTAGAGCTACCTGGGGTAGAGGCGTGCAGGGTGCTATGGAGCAAATTAACGCTACCGACTTTACTCAGGGTCATACGAATGATGCGATGCTACTCGCGGCCATGATGGAACGGGTAAGTGGGGCCAGCCAGGGGCTACAGGGAGTACAGGATGCAAATGCTCCTGAGCGTAGAACTGCTCAGGAATTTAGCAGAACGATGAATAATGCTGAGGCGAAAGCCGGTAAAATAGCGAAGATGATTCATGCTACAGGTCATAGGCGATTGGGAATGCTGCTTGCTCACCACACGAAGCAGTTTATGGAGATGAAAACTTGGGTTAAGCTAGTAGGGAATTGGGAGCAACAGTTGCTTGTAGAGTATGGGCTGATCCCACCTGGTACTCAAATAGACAGGGTTATGGTTACGAAAGATATGATTGACGTGGACTTTGACCTACTTCCGGTTGAGGGTAGATTGCCAGGGAGCATGGATGCACAGCTGGCTATGAACTTGCTGCAGTTGGCTAGTACTAATCCGCTGCTTATGCAGTCGGTTGACATTATAAGGTTGTTTTCAAGTCTGGCTAGAAGGGCAGGCGAAAAGAATATTCAGCAGTTTATTCGTGTCGCGCCCACACAGGAGGTTATAAATGGACAGCAAGCTGGAAACCTCGTACCTCTCCCGCGTGCGAGAGAGAGCGCCGGTGTACGAGGATAACTACCGCCTGCACTCGACACGTCAACACCTTGAGGAGTTTTTGAAGAGTGCAGTATGGGCTGATATGGTAGATGTGTTAGATACTTGGCGGGAAAGAACTCGCTCAAAGTTGGAAGGTTGTGAGACAGTTGAAGAGATGTGTAGGTTGCAAGGTGAGGCTCACGCATATGTTGGTATGCTTCGGCTTCCTGAATTAATGCTTGAAACTTTAGTTGGTTACGAGAAGGAGCAGACAAATGCCAGAGGAAAACAAGGATTTGCAAGAACAACAGTCTAGTGGGTTTAATGGAGTGGATGAAGAGTATCAGTTTACGGAAGATTATATCCGTGATACTTTGGGACTTGATGATGTTGTGGCTATTACTCCTACCGAAAGTTCGGAAGGAGAGGGTGATAGTGGGTCTGTAGATACTGCTACGGAAAAAGTTGAAACAGTAGAAGCCACGCCGGATGAGGACTACTCTAAGGATGAGGACGGAGTTGATCTCGACCCAGCAGAGAAACTTCCGGCTGAACCTACCCTTGCAGAAGGGAAGAGTGAGACCTCGGAGGTGGAGGACGCCGTAGTTGCTCGAGCCGAGTTGCAAAACCCTGAGATTCGTGCCATGATTGAGCAGCAGAAGCAACTCAGGAAGTTACTTGCAGATCGGGAAGCAGAGCTACAGGAGTACAGGCGGCAGAAGGCCGAAGCACCACTTGCAGATGAGGAGTTTGTTAATGCTGATGAACTCGATGAGGTTTTGACCAACCCAAGCGCCTTTAACGCAGTGCTTAATAAGGTGTATAAGAAAGGCGTGCTGGTTGGGAAGGAACAAACTCTGCAAAGCTTCGACCAGGTGATGGATAGGAGAGTTCGAGTTCACATCGACCGAAGAGCCAGAGCGGAGCAGTTCTTCCAGACTAATCCGGAGTTAAGTACACCAAAGATTAGAGAGTATGTTTATTTGGTAGGTCAGGAGCTTGCTGAAGCACATCCTGAGTGGAACGTAGACATGTTTTATGCGCATCTTGGCCCGGAGGTCAAAGCGCGGCTTGGTATTGCTTCGGTTAAGCGGGAAGGTAGCAAATTGGTTAGCAAACCGAAAGCCCTTTCTGGAATGAACAGAGCATCCGGCACACGAGTTCCTTCAAAACGTGGCATGAGGGATTTGGCTGATGAAGTTGCTGAGAACCTTGGCTTGTAGCGTATTTCTGTAATTAGTGTGCCGCGAACAAATTACAGAAATTCATAAGGAGTTAAACCAATGCCTAAAGGCGATAGCAGAGGATTTGCGCAAGTAATCGCAGGTCGTGTACATTTGCTTATCACGAACGCGCCTACTACGCTTAAACCCTACGAGAATGTTATTACGTTGACCGCTTCCAGTAAGGCCTATACTGTTACTCTTCCTCAACCGTCCGAGGCGGAAGATAGAATGTTTACCTTCCGTATGACGGCGTTAGCTTCCAGCTGTGGCGTTGCTATTCACAAGCCGAGTGCGGGTTCAACTACTGGAGTCGTTAACTTGAAGTACACTAATAACTATGCAGTGCTGTATTGCGATGGCATGACGTACTTCACGCTGCTTAGCGCAACTAGCTCCAGTTGACCTGGGTAGAGTAAGAAAGGAGAAGTTCAATGGCTTACACGGTAACGCCCTATGGGGCTGGAATGATTGGGAATGATTCTTGGGTAGCCGACCAACGGCCCAAGGATTATCGTGAGGCACTTCTGTTCCTTCGACCGAACGGAACTGCCCCTTTATTCGCTTTGACGAGTCGAATTGCTTCAGAGAGGACAACCGACCCGGAGTTCAATTGGTGGGAAAAGAACCTGCCTAAGCAGGGTGGAGCGGTTACTAAAGTGTATGTGGATGAGGCGATGGGTACTGCCTACTCCTCTGGTGATTATCCCGCCGGCTCGGCTGTGTTCGTAAACGTAGCTGCTGCAGTTGCAAAGGAGTTCCGTCCGGGCCATATGGTGCTTCTGCGTGATAACTCGGATATTACGAATGATGTTCGTGCCCGAGTTACAGCAGTGTCCGTGAATGGGGCTTCAAGCCGGATTTCGTGCATTCTGCTTGAGGCAGACGGGACTGGAACGACTGGCTTGAGCGATTGCGATTACATCTCGGTTATTGGTAACATGAACGCTGAAGGGGCATTGATTCCAGAAGCGCTCAGCTACCAGCCTACCAAGTACCACAACTACACTCAGATTTTCCACACTCCGTTGAGTATTACTCGAACGGCTATGAAGACTCGACTTCGCACAGGGGATGCCCTGAAGGAGATGCGTCGGGAAGCCCTCGAGCTGCATGGAATGGAAATTGAGAAGTCGTTGCTGTACGGTATCGCTTCGGAAGATACGGATGCTTTGACTGGTCAGCCCATACGGAGTACGATGGGTATGATTAACTACATCGAGACGTACAGCTCCGAAACCTGTTTTAACTGGTCAACTGCTACAGGCGCGTCGAGTTGGCCTTCTGATGTAGCGGTTGATTGGCTTGACTCGTGCATGGAGCAGATTTTCCGGTACGGCTCAAGGGAGCGGACGGTGTACTGCGGTTCTGGTGCACTGCTTGGAATCCAGAAGATAGCTCGGCATACTGGGGTTATGCAGATGGAAGCCGGAGTAACCAGCATCGGTACAAAGGTAACGAAGTTGCTGTCTCCTTTTGGCAACTTAGACCTGTTTGTCCATCCGTTGTTCTCGTTTAACTCGGCAGACTTGTATCGGATGGTAATTTTCGATCCCTCCAACTTGAAAGAGCGGTTTATTGATAAGACCTATCTCAAGAAAGATGATGGTCTTAGGAAAGGAGGGGCGACCGCGATTGATGGTATCAAGGATGAGTACTTGACGGAGATGGGACTTGAGTTCCATCATCCTCCTACGTTTGCGATTATGGATAACGTAGGCGTATCTGTGTAAGTGTGAAAGTGGGAGGGGGCTTCGGCCCCCTCCCTATGAAAGG